AGGTCTGGAATCTCAAACTTAGACCAATCAAACTTTTCTTCATCTTGCTTAGTTGGAATTAGAATATAAGTTGTCTCAGTTCCTTTTCCATTTCGCTTTAGCTTCCATGTCATGTTAGAAAGGCTTTGTGAATCTTGAACATATTCACGAATTGTATCAAATGTTGCAGACTTTGCTACACCCATGCTCCAGACAGCAATGTATGGATCATTTACACCATCATCAACTAATACGTTAATGTAGAAGCGTAGACGTGCTCTCCATCCAGCCTTCATATCTTTTCTGTGCATTTCGCAACCAAAGCAACGACCTTCGCTTTCAGCAGAACAGGCTGCCTTACGCTTGTAGTCTTTTGGATTTGTATGCTCAGAAACAACAATTGCTAGACCATTTTTTTCGTCATAGCTTGGGGAGTCTCCATCAAGTTCGTTTACAAAACGAACGGATACACTCTGATTGTCTTCTAGCTTTAGCCACGTTACTCGTGGACCATTATTTTCGAACTTTGGCTTATCGAGCATTGCTTCGATGTTTTTTAGCCCTTTTACAATTGCCATAATATTTCTCCTAATATTTGTCCTATATATGGACGATTTAACTATTGTAACACATTTGCTATAAGATCGTCAAACTGTGACACAAACTTTTTTAATTCATCATCAGATAGTTCTGATACATCTTTTACTGATTCTGGAAGACTTGCATTTATTGCACTTGATCCAAGAATGTTGGATAGTTTTTTAGCCATTTCTTTTCCTGCTTCATCATTATCTCCTAAAATAATTACATTATTAAAATACTGTTTTAATAGTTCCCTTTGTTTACCTGACACAGACGCTCCCAAAGTTGCTACAGCGTGTGCTCCTACCTGCTCTAAGCGTATTGCATCAAAGGATGACTCAACTACAAATACTTTGTCAAATCTTTTTGCTCTAAATAAATTAAACATTGTTTTTGCTTTTGGAAGTCCTGGAGTATTCTTGAACTCCTTTCCTTCTACAGACCTGCCTACAAATCCTAAGCACATTCCATCAGGGGAGTGAACTGGAATTGTAACCATGTCCTGATTCTCAGAGTATCCAAGCAAATACCTTTCAACGCTTTCTTTTGTAATTCCTCTGCCAAGATAGTACTGAGCAGCCCTTTGTGAATTTAGTGCTGACTGATTTAATTTTTTAATAAGATTGGAATCAAACTCTATAAACTCTGGTTTTTTGTCAAGCTTTGTTTCAAGGGATTCCATAAAGTTAAGGTTGTCTGATTTAGAATCAACCATTCTTGCAGATTCAAAGTATGACCGTTTTGTAACGTGCATAATTACTTCAATTAAAGAATGAGACTCTTGACATCCAAAGCAGTAAAACAATCCGTTTTCTTTCGATATTTCTGCAGCAGGAGATCTATAGTTATTGTGATAAGGACAAAAAATTATAAAGTCAGATTCAACTTCATATACAACATCAATACCTGCTGCTAACAGACTTCTTCTGACTTGATCCTCTGAGTAGAAGAAGCCATTACTGGCTTGTTTTTGTCCATTCCCTCTATACACTCTGCTGTTCTCTTTCCTACATAAACGCCATAAATTGATATTTCAAAATTAAATGTCTTACCATTATAACTAATTGTAAAGTCTGTGTCAATATCATACCTTGGAACATATCCATCAGACCTCATTCCAGCAATAATCATAGCGGCGTACTGCTCTTTCAGTCTTACAATATGAGCATCGTCATAAATCTCACCATCAAGGCTAAATCTTTTTATTGACTTATGAGCGTACATACCATCAATTATATCAATGGAATTAGCCACTATATCATTTTTTCTAGTCTTTTTACTGCTTTTTCATAGAACTTATGTTCTCTTTCAATTAACACTGGAACTCTTTTTAGTATTATTGATGCCTCTCCAGTTGACCCAGACCCAGCAAATGGATCAAGAACTACATCTCCTACTTTTGAATATAGCGAAAGAAGGTATTGTAATAGGTATACTGGCTTTTCTGTTGGATGTATTCTATTTCCAGATTTTGATGGCAAAGATATATGATTTGGAATACAAGCTTGAAGATACCTTTCTCCATCTTTATATTTATACATATTATTTACTCTATCTAAAATAATTTGATTACCATTTACTAGAACATCTTTTACTAAATTAATTACTGAGTCTATATGAGTATCATCTTCAAAATTACTTTCTAACAAAGATTGGCGGACTAAGCTATTTACTATAGATGATGCCTTTTCTGCAACCACTACTGCTTCTATAATTTTATTATCAATATTTTGATTTACTATTTCAACATCAGAGTTAAATGTAGCCTTGCTTCCTTTAACCCCAACAATTATATACTCAACAGCAGATGTTGGCATATATGCTCTATTAATTGGAACAGCATTTGGTTTGGTCCAACTTATAACACGCCTTGGAGAAAGACCATTTTCTTTAAGTGCATCAATAAAATAAGATATGTAAGAATCTGCACAAAATATTGCAAAGTTTCCACCTTTTTTAAGAACACGATTAAACTCACTAGACCATTTATAAAGCTCTTTAATAAAATCTTCGTGACTAAAAGTATCCCATTCTTCTTGTGTATCTGAGTCAAACTTATAAGAATGAATTGTGTTGTCTTTATATGTATGGAAATTTGTTTCTCTTGCTATGTTAAATGGTGGATCTGTTAAGATAAAATCAATGCTATTATTTTTAATATTATTGTAATTGTCATCATTAAATATGATATTCTCAATTTTTAAAAGATCATCCATTGTATTCTACTTTTTCTAAAAACTTTTCTGGATATGCAAATGGACAGCTTGTACAATCATTTTCATTCTTAACAAACTCTAGTCCTCCACCAATTTTTTCTGGTATTTTTATTCCTAAAAACATATTTGGCTTTTTATTACTGCTTATACATCTTTCACAAACTCTTGACTTATACAAGTTATTATCTCTTGATAATAGCTGATACTGATTTTTTACTTCAGATACACTTTTTATGTCCACCTTTTTTTCAATACTTTCATCACTAATTAACATTCTTGCGACTGGAATTCTATGATCAATTTCTGGATTAGTTGTAACTCTTATTTGAGTAAAAGAGTCTTTTCTATCAAGAATGCTTCTAATGCTTGATATTTCTTTTGGAGTATACTTGGCTCTAGCATAATCATTTCCAGTAATGTACGGATAAACAACTGTGTCAACAGTGTCAGTTCTTTTATGAATAAGGCATTTTCTTTTTTTACTTTTTGGAATATTTACCCCAGCATTTCTTAATTCACGAACCTGTCCAGCTATTTGACCAATGTCTATGCCCTTACTTATTAACTCACCTCTAAGGCAGCATCTAGTTATGCCATTTGAATTCTGAAGTATTATTTTTAAAACCTCTTGAGATTTAAATCCTTGTGCAAAGTTTGACTCTTTTAAATAGTTTAACAAGTCTTGGTGTGTTAATACCTTAATGTATGTCATATATGTTCCTAAATTATTTCTATTCAAAATCTTTATAAATAAAGCGACCTGAATCAAAGTCAATGTCAATCATAAACTCTCCACAAAATCCATGACGATTCTTTCTAAATATGCACTCTAAAATGCTACTACCAGCAGCACGACCAAGTGCAAGTACCCAGTCAGCATCATAGGCTAGTTGCTTAGACCATGCAACTTGACCAAGTGATGGAACGCTGTTCATATCTGTAGCATCATCTGGTGTTGCAGAGGCAATAGCAATAACTGGAACTTGAGAAGAAATTGCAAGAACCTTTAACTCTCTAGAAATATTCTTAATCTTAACAACTTCGTTGTCATTTCCTTGATTAGAATTCATAAGCTGGATATAGTCAATAAATACAACATCTGGAGAATACTGATCAATTTTACCTCTAACAATAGAGGGAGTTACTTCTCCAAGACCGTCATTAGAAACAATGTAAAATGGTGGTTTATCTTTTAAATGCTGCTTTGCCCAATTTTCAAAACCCTCAATGTCAACTGTCCCTGCACTTAGTTTTCTATGAGAAAAATATCCTTCTGCCATAATAGTGTAGACACGATTTCTAACTTCTTTTTCTGTCATTTCAAGAGAAACAACTAGTGGTACTTTTCCAGCTTTCCACGCTTGTACAGCCATAAAAATAGCGAGCCAAGACTTGCCAATGGCAGGGTAAGCAAGAAGAATACCAAACTGACCAGGAGTAATGCCACCAGGTAAGTAGTTATCAAAACCTGCCAAATTTGTTCTAACACCATGAATTCCTTTCTCACTTAATTCTTTAATGTGCACAAAGTGTGCAGCAGCATCTTCAATATCTGTTGCATCAATATCTCTTACATCTGCACTAATTCTTTTAAGGTCTGATGTTTTAGAAATAATTGTATTCAAAGCCTCTACTGGCTGATTATCATTTAATTGTTTTGCACTTGACATTAAAACATTTCTTAAATTATCTTCAAGATACTTAGTTCTAAGTTCTTCCAAATGGTGCTTTGTTGAACCAATTTCTCCAACTGGTTGAAAATCTCTAAACTTTTCTACAAGTAGTGACTGTGTTGGTACATTAGAATTTTGCTCATAATAATTCTTTACAAAATCCCAAACGTCTCTGTGTGTTCTAAATAGACTATCTGGGTTTGCTTGAAAAAGAACGTGTATCTGCTTATCATTTAATACAGCAGACAACACCTTTGCTTCTAAATCAACCATTACTTATTTAGCCATTCCCTTGCTTGCTCTCGTAGCAACACTCTTGTTGCATCGTCTTCTTCTTTTAATCTTTTAGAATCATACACCTTGTCTGCATTATTTACAAACCACTTCCAAGTTGGAGATGCTGAAACTCTAACATAATATTCAATTAGATCATAACACTTGTCTACCCCATAAGACTCAATTAAAGAATCTGCTGCCCACTGCTGGGCATGTATATTAATGTTTTCATCTTTTTTTGTTTTTTCTTTAATTAATTTCTTATATCTAGATATTAGTGCAAAGCGATCTTTCTTATCCGCCACTAGTCCTCTAATTCTTTTTTAGCTTCTTCTACTTTTTGAATTACTTTATTTTCTACAAACTCATACACTCTATCAAGTGCTTGATCTGTATTCTCTCCACTACGAACAAAATCTGTAATTCCCAAATCAATTCTAAGACTCTGAAAATTTCCAAGATTTAGTGTGTATCCAAGTGTTACTGAAACATTTGTTGTTTCTGACATATCTGGTCTCCTACCATGTCTCTTCTTGCCAAGTTGGGATAAAACGCCCATCTTTTGTCTTCGTATAAAGCATTATAGCATCTCCCATCTTGGAACGCAAGTCTTGCTCTGTTAATACATTTCTGGGAGTGATTCTTCCATCTTTTCTTGGTCTTCCACCGTGAACAGTTGTCATAATTTCCCTAATTTCAAAAACATGGTCTTCAGAATAATAAGCATTAATTTGAAAACCTCTTTCTCCACCAATACTATCACCTATTGGTGCAGGAATCAAGCCATTAGCAATAATTCTTTGAAATTGAACTCTTGACCTATTTAAAAGCCTTGCGGTATTTGCTATAGTATAAGCTCTTTTTCTATGCTTTTTAAAATCAGAGTAGAGCATACTTTGCTCTTTATCCTGAGTTACATTAAAAAAATTAACAATATTGCTACTTTTATTAATATGAAAAACTTTTACAAGGTCTCCATTTAAAAAGAATATTTTTTTACAAGGATTTATTTTATCCTGTGGTTGAGACATTTTACCTACTAAGAGCTAATTCTTTCACCAATTGCTATGATTGAAACATCAGCAGAAAAAGCACCACTAGTTGCGGAAGAAAAAACATTTACATTACATCCATTCTGTGTTACTCTTTCTAAAACTGCATATAGACTTGAAACTCCAGTTACAGCAGTTACTGAACAAAGTACTACTGGAGTTGTTTTAAAAATTCCAGAGAAATCGAATGTCGCTGGAGCGTTTGGCTGTACAGAAAGGTTTGCATCAACAATTTTTAAAGTTTCTGCATAGAAAGCCAAGTCTCCAGTTCTAGGCTGTGAAGGTGTGGCAGTATCTCTATATTTAATTTTTGATATACCCTTACTTATAACCTGAGAAATGTTATTAATTTCATTTACTATTCTATATAGATAGGATATGTCAAGTGGTTGACCCCTATCTGGTGTTTCAATTTGTGCCATTTTTTCTCCTACTTAATTATATCAGGTAGTTAGCTTGACTACTTCTGTATCAAAAACTTTAAATAAATCAAATACTCCCTGAACAGACCCAGAAATTCCTAAATAATTATTTAACCTAAACTGATAGTCCACAAGATCTTCAAAAATATTTTGTCTAGGAATATCTTTTAATGCAACTAATCCAATAACTCTTACTGATGCAGATCCAGGATCTATCAAAATGCTTGTAGAATCGTCCTCTGATCTTTCATGGTATTGAAAATTTCCCATAGCTGAGCCAGAGCCCCATTGAATAAATATGTCTGTAGGGTGCTGTTTAAAGTTTTGAGAGTGATTGTGTGCAATTGACGCACTTGTAATAGAAGCAGAGTCATAGTTATAAATTGTTGGAGTATCCCAAGTTACAGTAACCTCATCAGTTGCAATTATTGAGGTAACATCTGATTCAAGTGGTCTATACTGCCCAATACTTTTAATTATATAAAGTTGTGACCAGGCTGACCACTGGTTTTTGTCTACAGCTATAATCCTAAACTGAAAAGCATGATCTCCATTTTTATCTGGTGGAGATAATTTTTCTACAGGGATTCTTATCTCTGCCATTAAGAAACTCCTACGCCAAACCTATACTCTACATAACTTGTTGAGTTTTCTTTCTTTGAAACTGGATTAGTATCTAATGTTTTTACATATTCAGCTGCAACTAAAGAATATAATGGATTATAACTAGACACATTTTCAAACCTTATTCCATCATAAAATACAAAATGTTCTCCAGTAGGGACATGTGAATTATTATGGACACAAGTATATATTCTTATAGAATTAATTGACGACCATGAAAAATTTTCTTCTGTTGTAAAATCAGAAATACTTTTTGTAATAACTTGATATCTCATTGAAGATATATCGTCATACCCTAGTGCCATATCTACATATGCTTTTGGAGGACTAGCCCCTACATTGTTTAACAACTCTAGTCTAATTTTAACATTACTTGGTGCAACAGATCCCACATCATCTCTAGCAAGACTAACTACTGAAAGAGCTAACTTAATTTTATCACTTGGTAAATTTTTTCCCAAATTTAAATTTATAGAATTGTTTTCAATGTAATAAGAAGAAGCACTAGAAATGTTGATTGAAGCAGAGCTTGCTGGCATTAGACTATTAACAACAGAAGTGCTTCCTGAAACAGAAAGACTTCTATTTAAATATCTTGGTGGCTCACCTCTATTTACTCTATCTGAATATTCAAATATAGGAGAGTTGCTGTTTATAAAAATAAAATCTTTCCAATCAGGATTATAAATATCGACATCTCCAATATTTGGAGCACCAGCAACTGGAACTGGTCCTATATATAAAACAGTTCCAGAATCATTTAAATTATTAGAGTAAGACCAAGGCTCTGAGTTACTAAAAGTTGAAACAATTCTACTGTCAAAATTTCCAGCAACTGCATTTGCTGCAGCTGGATAAAGACCTATCTCAGTAATTTGATACCTTTGTTCGATTGGAAGCTCTGCTTTAAAAACAATTTTTTCCTGACCATTTTCTTTAAGTAATCCTTTTGATAAAACTGGAACTCTGGCAACTTCAAACACTAAAGAATCTGCATCTGAGGCAAAAGTAACTGAAGAAGATGTTGGCAAAGCTTCTCCACCAACACCTATTGCAATATGACTTGCAAACTCTGGAGCTTGATTTAAAAGATATTTGGCTACGATATTTTTGCCATTTGTTGTAATCATTATTCCACCTCTTCTATCTTATATATTGTACCATTTGTGTCTATTAGAACTTCTACTTCCTGATTTTTTTCTAAATTTATTAGCTCTATTACTAAATCTCCATTAGTATCAATATAGTAATATCCTTTTTCACGATTAACTATTTGATTATTTTCATCAAGATACTGATAAGTTGAGTTTAAGCCTTCTAGTCTTATGTAATCCTCTTGAGGAATTTTACTTTCAATATTAATAGTAAAAATATCAGTTAATGGCTTAAACTTATCCATAACTGTTAACTGTTTTGTTATCTCATACTTTTTTCTTATTTCAGAAAGATTAGATATAATTGAATACCTTTGATTAATTCCTTCAATTGTGTCGTGTCTTTCAATCCTTGACAGTTCTACTGCAGAAAGACTTTCAAAAAGTATTTTTTTAATATATTCTGGATCAAGTTGTGGAACTAATGAAGATATGTCAGTAATATTTCTTGTTGGAGTTTTTACTGGAGGGGTAGTGGTAGTAGTAGTACTTTCAGTTGGTGCTGGCGTTGATGACATCTTGGAATTTTCTTTTCCAGCAGTCTCTATCTTTTTTACTTGTTGTTTTAAATATTTTCCAGGATCACGCAATGCAGCTTTTGAAACAATGTTATTCTTATCTTTTGTTTGCTTTAATATTTCTTTTTTAATAACTGCTAGTTCATTTTTTGACACGTCTCCGTCTTTTTTTGCGGCAGATATCAATTTTGAAACAAACTTAGCTTCTGTTTTACTAAAACCTTTTTTGCCTAAAGATGCTGTAAAAATTTTTCTTAACTGTGTAGCTTCTTTATCTTTTTTATTAGATCCTGTATCCTTTGGTGGCATTTTTTAAACCTCCATAACCCTTAGTTGACTTTTAACATTTGAAGAAGATCTTCCATACTGGGCAGATATTACAACAAACCTTTTATTTTCATCTACCATTTTTACTCCTTCTGGCAAGTCAAAATTAATTTTAACAATGTCTCCAAGTTGAACGTGTGCCGTTCCAAAAGTATCTATTTCAAACACCTTTCTTGGTCTAATTGTTTTATCTAAAATCCATTTCATAATATCTTTTGCAGAATCTTCATTTTGAATATAAACAGAGTCAATTGAAAATGATTTACTACCATAAATAGCCCTGCTATTTCTAACGCTATCATAAACTTTTTCAGACCTTCCTGGAGAAATAATTAAATTGCTGCTTGTAATAACTGGATCAGAGAAATTTGATAGCTCTTTGAAATAATCATCTACCGTTAATACGTTAGAAATATTTTGAGTGAATGTAATTCCCTGAATCATAATTCTATTTGTTGAGCTTTCACTTAAGTTAATAGCCTTATCTGTTGTATTAAATATTAAAAATTCAGCCCCATAAGATCCTGGCAAAAATCCAGAAACTTCATAAGATTTTTCAAAAGTAAATGGTGGCACAATTTTTGCAATAATAGCTGGATATGCTTGATCATATTTAATATTAAAATATGCACACTCACGAAGGATTGTTCCAAATTCTTCAAAGTAAAAGTCTACAGTTGGTCTTGTTTCAGTTCCAATAGAAGACAAATACGTTCTTTGAATAGCAGCTGGAACAGAATACTTTCTTAAAGATTCTGCAGAAACAGCCTCACTAATTTTTTCAGATATAGGAGTATCTGTTTCTTTTATATTCTTTATAGCATAAATATTTTCAAACATACACTTACTTGATCCTCTTGTGAAAAGTCCAGTCTTTAGTCCAGACTGCGGCATTTGCAAAGGATTTGTATCACTAACTATTCCAATCAATCTATTATTTAAATATATAGAAAAGTCTATTCTATATATGCCAGAAGCGTTCCTATATGTTTGTGCATCAAGTGCTAAATCATAAACTGGTATATCTTGAGAAGTAAGTCTATCAGATCCTACAAACTTTCCTTCATCTACAAGGATTCTTGCAAGGGATCCCCAAAGTTTTCTAGGAACTGCAATATTTTGTTTTCCAGCAATTTGAGGAGAGTATGTAGTTTTTTCAACTTTATAAAAGATAATGTTTTCAACAACTTCTGTAAAGTTAGCAGATGAACTTACAGATGCCGAACCTTTATCAAAATAGGATAAAATGTCTGAAGATAGTGATGCTATTTCAAGATAATATCCAGAATTTGTACTTGGATCAAGCATATACCCTATGCCTCCAGCTCCTCCAGATAGCTCAGTTATGTCTGTGCCTAAACTTTCTATTTTAAAAAGAGGTATAGAATTTAATGCAGACTGATTCTTATCGTCTTTTTGTTTTCCAATAATTCTCATTCGAGTTCCAACGTGCCTGTAATCTGTATCTAAATCTTTATAGATGCAGTTAACTAAATCTGTTGCAGTTAATCCTGAATAAGGTGGAACTGGATATGGTCCATTAAAAATTAATGCAGATGATTGAATTCCTCCAACACTTTTTTGATCATAGCTAGAGAATCCTTCTGACCTTGAAGACTGCTTCATAAAGTTAGCAATTTTACTAGTTATTGAACTTTTATTTTTAGACTCTACATCATTTCCAAGTGGGGTACCTAAAACTGAATTTGATACTGGTAAGTTTTCTATCAACTCTAGTGGTTTTGTGCTAAATATCTTACTTGAGTCCATTCTAAAAGATTGTCTATTATTAATGTTTTCCCAGTATGGATCTAGACCTGCAAAATGGCTTGCAACCTTTGTTCCAAACTGACCTCTACCGTGAGATCTTACTGGACCATTCTTGTATCTAACATTTTCTTCCAGCTCTTCAAAGTTTGCTCCAGAAGCATTTTCATAATAAGGCTCTGTATAAATTCTAAGTAGTCCAGTTAGTGTCATTTTTCCATTAAATACTAGCTGAGAAAAATATTTTTGATACTCATTGTTGTTTGTTATCCAAACAAGACCATTTGTAGCAGATGCAGATGGTGCGTCAACTTGATACTGCTGTGCATCATATCTTATAATTTCTCCATTTGCATATAAATATCCCTGAAATCTTGGAAGCCAAAAAGCACTTTCTCCAACATCTATCGTGTTATTTATAACCTGATGATTTACAACAGTTGGCACAACACTTCCAAGACTGGTTCCAAGTGGAACTGCTCCAAGTGCATAACCAACATTTCCTGTTGGTTGATTAATTGTCCTTAACTCAGGCTGGTCTCCAATTTCCCATAAAATAGAACTTTTATATCCGTAAGTTCTTTCACTTAAACTTAAACTTGCCTGTTCTAATTTTGAAACTTCTCTTTGAATATATCTTGTTGTATAGTTAATTTGTCCATCATTTAAAATTTTTGTTTCAAATCCAGCAATTGCTTCGATATTAGGAACAATGTTTTCAACCCTTTGTCCATAAAGAGTTGTTAGTCTTTCAGCAATGGCTGAATTTTCGTCTCTTACTGAAATGTCTGGCATTAAATATTCTTTTGGCATAACTACAAAATTATTGTACTCGTCAAAAAACATTGCTGTTTGAGTTGCTTTTGCAAGTCTTTGCAAAACTTCTGCGACTGATATATCTGGCTCAATAAAGAAAAATGGAACTACTGGATCATTAGCAGTGTTTATATTTTTAAATACATAATTACTAAAACCAATATTGTCTAATAGTAGTGCAACTGCCATGGTAAGGGTACAGCTTTGTAAAAATATTGGCGTAGCTTTATTTGACTCTAAAATAAAATAAGCATCTCTTAAAGTTAGTGATACATCTTGTAAACCACTTGTTGCAATAGCAGAGTTTTCTGAGTAAAAAGTTTTTAGTGGGACAAACTTGTCAAATCCATTTACATCAAAGATAGCTTCGTAAAAATCAAATTTAATTTGTGGCTTAAGAATATTTGATATAAGGCTTCCAGTATTAGTAGTTTTATTAAATACATTTAATTCTGTAAATACTCCGTCATGGTTTGATAAATTAACTGCTCCAGTAGAAGCTACAAGTCCTCCTACTGGCAATCCAAAATCTGTTGCCATAATATTCTTATTAATGTCATAATCCAAAACGTAGTCTGTTATGTCAACTTTTAGTCTTGGAGATATTTCAATTAAGTCAAATGGCTTATTTGGGGCATTCATTGTTTCTACAACAACTCTAACACCTTTAATGAAAACAAAATCTCTATATGTGTTAAGACCTTCTACAATAAAATAATCTGGATTTAATATTTTTTTAATTAACCCTATTCTTTTTGTATCATCATCTTCTAATAGTGAAAATCCATATTCTACTTCATAAGTTTCCCAATCTTGATCTGTTGCATTCCAAACAAAAAGTGTACCAGCTTGAGATGTTGAACTTCCAACTACATAGGAATCTCCATCTACAATATTTCTATTTACATAGATTGGATCTGGTAGCTGATCTTCTGAGTCTAAGTATTGATATAGATGAAAATTTGTTTTAAATTTTTCAGGTACTTTGATTCCATAATATAGTTCTACATGACCATCCCATGGGACTATTCTTGAACCGTCTCTTCTTGTAGAACTTTCATTAAATACTGTTGCATCTATCCAGTTGTTACTTGAATTAAGATATTGAATCTTCCATTTTTTTGGAACAGAAGACTTTGTTATATCTTGCAATGGGTCTGGAAATAAATTATTATTGCTTCTAATTGTTCCAGGAACCAAAAATTCTCCATTAATTCCCACTGCTGTTGGATCTGCTAAATTAGTTTGCATCTTTACAACTATTCTATTTGTTGCAACTTCTTCTTTATATACTACAAATGGTGCACAGTCATCTATTTTATATGAAACTTCTCCTGGAATAATAGATGTTGAAATAGCACTTGATATTCCAAATTCTTGTCCAGACTCTTTTCTATAAGAATTCCAATATTTAAACTTATCAAATCTTGAAGAAAAATAGTATCTTGGTCTTTTTCCAGACCTGATGCTGTCTACAAACTTTGTATTGTTTATATTTGATTCTCCAAAATAAATAATTTTATTAATTCCAGACCTTGGTCTGAAAGGATTTAAGCAATCTTTTAAAGAATAGTAAAGCTCTCTATTACTTTCTGTTGTAAGAAAGGTAAGAGGCTCATTTGGATCTTCTGTTTTGTATTGAGAAATTGAATTTGACTCTAAAGCATCAGTATAGACATTTGCATTGTCTTGTGAGTCATATTCTGGATATAAAGTTCTATAAACAACACTTGCACTATCTGGTCTATATCTATAGTTTCCATAATTTTCAAGGTTTAACAAATCATTTTGATTCCATTCAGCAATAATTAAAGAGTCTATGGATATACTATTTTTTGTTTGAAGGTGGTTTATTAAATCATTATCTAAAAACATTATACCTCCTCAAGAGCAATAGAAACATCCCAAAGGTCGTGATTTGTTTGACCTCTTTTTACAACATTATAACTAAAATCTGAAAAGAAAACTTCTAAAACATCGGAGTACTTATCAAGTTTGCCATAAACATCTACAGAAAAATTCTGAGGTTTATCATAAGATATAAATACATAAAAGGATCCAGGATTAGACTCGTACCAGTCTAAGAGTTCTGACCCACCAGCTCCACCATCAGCAGTATATTCAACTAAGTTACTAACATACTGACCACTTGCACTAAAAGACTGTTCTCCACTGAAAGATCTGGAAGGGAGAAGGCTGTAAGAAAAAGAAATATTTACTTTATCTGCAATATGGTAAGAACGCATATGACCATTTACCATTCTTTTTCTGTTTTCAAGTCTATTAGTGCTAAAAGAAATGTCACTTCTATTATGATCAGATAAGATTATAAAGTCTTCCCCTTCAGTTCCAATAATCTGTGGAACACCGTCTATAATTCCTCCAGAGTTGTTGGAAAAAATAACTGCTTGAGGTCTTGTATACTTTTTTCTACCAGACAAATATGCACTGCTAACCATTAATATCTACTACTCCTTAAATTTCCTCTATTTTGACTTGAAATTTTTGCCATAACTACATTTGCAATCTCATCTGGTGAAGCATTAGTTCCAGAAACATTTACATTTACGTTATATGTACTATTATACATTGGTGAAGAGTTTGAAACATTGTTTAAGTTGCTAACTGGAACATCTGGTGCTGAGTTTTCTGGAATAGAGTATCTTGGAGAACCAATTCCTTCTAAGAAATTATTTGTAGGAACTTGAGAATTACCACCAATTTCAGGGAATACTTGACCATTTAGTTTTTCTAAAAAGCCTCCATATTGTTTTGCAACAGGCTTTCTTACAACAAATTCTCCAGGGGTAAGGAGTGCAGGAACTTTATCAATCATACCTACTCCTGGGACAGTACTTCCATAGTTCATTCTTAATGCTGGAGGATTTTCTGTTGAACCTTTATAAGCAACTCCTCCAAAAGCCATTTTTGAAACGGGACCTCCATAATTTTGCATTGCAAAGTCTCCTGCAGTTCCAGGAGAGTCTGCATTATAAGATTTTGCTCCTGCATTAAAATCTTTTATAAGAGTTGCTAAAATCTTTTCTTGCGCCTTAGTAAGCTTTCCTTGAGCTTCTAATTTTTTAAGATCTGTAATCAATTGTTTTTGCTGTATTAAAAGAAGTTTTTCTTCTTGTCTGGCACGTTTTTCTGCTAAGCCTAGTCTAGCTGTTTCAATCTTATACAGACTATCTTCAATTACTTCAATTTCATCAGAAAGTTTTTTATTTCTACCTTGAATCTGTTCTCTTGTTAAAAGTTGACCATTTACAAGAACTGTTATTGATTCAAGATCTTTTTGCCTTTGCTCTTCTAAAGCTGCTCTAGCATCTTCAATTCTATACTGTGCCTCTTGTTGCTGTATTTCTCCAGATATTGTTGCTGCAGCTGCAATGTCTCCAGAAGCTAAAGCTGATGCAAGGCTTATTCTTGAACTTTCTTGCTCTGCAAGTCTATCATTTGCTTGAGATACCTTATCTAAAGCCTCTGCTCTCTTGTCATATTCTTTATTTATTGCATCTTCTTTTTCTGAAATTTCATCAAGGGCTCTATTATTAAGTTCTACCTCTCTTTGCTTACTTCTTAAAAGCTTTTGTTCTTTGTTTGCCTTTTTATCCAAAGCCTTTTCTTGTAAATCTAATCTTTGAAGTTCTCTTTCTCCTGCAGACATAGAAAGAAATGCTGTTGCTCTAGCAACTGACATCTGTTTTTCTGCAAGTTTTATAAGATCTGCAAGAATCTTCTTTCCTTCTTTTCTTATTTTACTATTCTTAGATTCTATCATTGCATTAGCTTCTAAAAGTCTTTTTTGATCAATTAGTGCAACTGCTTCCATTTTTGCAGTTCCAAGATATTTTAAAGTTACTGCTAAATATTTTTGTTTTTCTCTTGTAGCTGCTTTAAATTCTGCAACATATTCTTGAAGAGTTTGTTTAGCTTCTTTTGTTCCACCAGTTCCAGTGGTTCCAGTAGTTCCAGTCGTTCCAGTGGTTCCAATGGAGCTAAACTGAGCAAGAAATTCTCTAGCATTTTCTCCAGTTCTTTCAAAATCATTCTTTGCTCCTGGTCCACCTTTTATTTCTGTTTTTGCTCTAATTTCTACTAAAATATCAACAGTTTTTATTACATTAACAATTTCATTATCTGGAAGTGCCAAAATAGCTTCATAAGAAAGTTTGAACTCTTTTAAATAATCTGCAGTAACATTACTTTTAACTTCTAAACTTTTTTCACTGTCTGAAAGACTTTCAAATCTCAAGTATTCGTTAACTAGATCTTGAATTCTTACAGGATCTGGATTTTTTATATCAATTATTAAATCAATGTTTGGAACTGATTCTAAAACTCTTAAGTTTGAAAACAAGGAATCTATTTCTTTTGTAGGAATTCCCTTTTTTATCATTTTTTCTAGTAGTGGAAGTTGGTCAAGTGAAATTTGATTAGAAAGTAGTTTGTCAAATATTTGTGGATCAACTAATGCAATTCCTTTTTCTATTTCAGAAACTATAGACTCTGCCATAGTTGCATCCATGTCATCACTAATAAAAGCTTGCTTTAAAGCTTCCTTGCCTTCTGTTACTATTGCTTTATACACTGCCTTACCCTTAGAGTCTTCTCTTGCTCTAGCCTCTCCAAGAGCCTGTGCTTGACTAGCTTCAAGCGTTGACATTCCAGTTGTATCAACGTTTAAGTTAGACAACTGTTCTTGTAGTTTTAATTGCATTGCTGCAGTAGAATCAAACCCTAAAGCTTTAGCATTTGCATTATCTACAAAGCTAGACCCTTGTTTTGCATTAGATCCAAGCTTTGTCTCTTGTTCTAAATATTCCTTTAGTTTAATTGTTCCTTCTTGATATGCAAGATTTAGTAGTGCTCTTGACTCTGCTTCTTTTGTTAAGGATGAAGCATTTTCTTCAGAAATTTTATCAATTGCAAATTGTTCAATAAAGCTTTCTTTCCCACCTGTAAAAATCTCTCCAAATTTTTCTGCAACATTTAAATTACTATAAGCCTTTTCTGCATCTTTTTGAATTTTTTGACTATTAATTTTTGGACTAATTTCTGCAGTTATCTCTACAATGTTGTTAACAATTTTTTCACCATTAGGACCAAGAAGTGATGATAGTTGTCCAGAAACTTCTACTGAAAGATTTTCATCATTTAAAGCTTTTCCAATATCTATTGAAATTGCTTTTGCTTCTTCTGGAGTTATGGCTCCTGCTATTATTGAAGATGCAAGTTGATTTCTTAAAGCAACAGAAACATCTTCTCCAGATTTTTTAACAAGCTCTAAGTCTTTTATAATTTCAGCAGCTGCATCAGTTTTCATAAATTCACTAGAGGCAGCTACAGACTCTTGAGTTATTTCTTGTCCTCCAGCTTTTTCTACAGCTTTTCTTCTTAATGCTGAGGCATTTGTTTCTCTTCCAAAAGCATCAGCCATTGCATTTGTAGTTTTTGCAGATCCATACATTGCTTCTGACAATGCTGCCCCAGATTTTCTTGCTTCTTCTAAACTTTTATTTAACTTATAAATTGCAAATCCTGCAAGTGCTAATGGTGCGGCAACTCCAACAAAGGCTGCTGTAGAGACTCCTATTGCAGCAGCAGCAGCTGCAGCAGCTTTAGGAAGCATTGGTCCAATAATAGATCCAGCAATTCCAGCCATTTCATTTCCACCAGTCAAAGCTTTTCCAGCAGAATATCCAGCCATGCCTCCAACCATTGTGCCAGCAAACCCTCCAACTCTAGAGGATGCTACTCTACCAACTCTGCTAGAGATAGTACCTTTTTGGAATTTTGCAATTTCAGCAGCAGATGCAAATTGTCCATTAGGTCTTCTAAATCTTCCATCTTCTCCTTGAACTAATCCACCTTGTTGATAACCTTGGACATTTCCACCATTCATCATTTCAAGAATTCCTTGATTTTGACTAGCTGCTTTTTTATTTACAACAAATTCTCCAGGGGTTAGCATTGCTGGAACAGTGTCAGTATTTCCAGAACCTGGAACTGGTCCACCTGAATTAAGTTTTATTCTTTTCTTTGTGACAGCACTAAGAAGAAGGCTTAACATTTTTTTAGAATTTTCTGAAGATCCTAAAGATTTAAGAGTTTTTGGTAAAGAAATGTTTGTCCCCTTTATACCAACTATGCCCTTTGTACCATCATTAAAAGTTACAAGCCTTCCAGAACTTCTTACATTTCCCTTATTTGCCCCCTTAGTGGCAATCACAGGCTCATGACTTATTATCTTTCCTTGTTTAACAAGTTCATCAAGGTTTAAAGATCCACTTCTTAATGCAGACATTGAACTAGAGTTTATGGTGTTTCCATCAAAAATTTTAAATAACTCACTTATATTTTTTTGATCAATTCCTGAAGATTTTAAACCTTTAATAACTGCTCTAGGAATTAATCCAGAAGTTAGAGGACCTTTATTTCCATAAAGTATTCTATCAGATATGGTTGTAATTCCTCTACTATGCATTCTTTGTAGATAGTCTGAAACAGATGCATGAACACTTTGTGAAGCTTTTAATATTTGTCTTTCTGGAACTCCAGAATTTTTTAGCATAGCTTCGTAAGGATTTTTTCCACTCTTAAACAAATCATCCAACTCTTTTATAAAGTCTAAAGTTTTTACAGTAGGGTTTGCTGACTTAGTTAATGCTGTATTGGTCCTACTACTTATCTCAAAACCTAAATTTCCAACAGCTTTCCAATTATTCCAATTATTTAATCTTCCAGCTTCCAAGTCTGCAAGTTTATTAATTTCAGAACTACTTGGATTTTTTGGAAAATTACTTTTATACTGTTGGTATATTTCTTCAAAGAAATCATTTCTAATTTTTGGATTATCATTTGAAACAATATTTTTTTGCATGTGTGCAAATGTCATTCCTGTTTGCTGCTTTGGAGAAGATCTTCTTATTGAAGATACTTTATCTCTTCCAGTAGCACCAAAGCCTATGTTTCTTACAGCGTCTTCCTCATTTAAAACATTACCACCTTGACTAAATTTTTGAACTCCACCATCATTTATTGCCTTAAGTAGTCCAAGATTATTTTTAGTTGCTTCTTTATTAACAACAAACTCACCAGGAGTTAGCATTGCTGGAACAGTATCTGTGTTTCCTACACCAGGAACTCCACCACCAGCATTTCTTCTTATTCCTCTTATTCTAACGTTAGCACCCTTTGCAGCATTTGTTCCAGCAGCACTAGCAACTCCAAATGATGGAAGTGCTCCTGCAGCACCCTGCGTTGCAATCATTGAACTATATGCCTTTGTCAAGTTAGCAATTGCTGCTGCTGCTGCATTTGCTGTTCCAACCTGTTGTATAAGAGTTGTATTTAAAACTTGACTTGCCCCAGAAAGTTGTTGGGCAGCCATAGCTGCATCCATTTCAGCAAGGCTTAAATATTTAGAACTTTGAGTTAGTGCTCTAAAAGCTCCAATTGGACCACCTGTAATAAAACCCTTTGAAAACAGTGCCATTCCTTGTGTCATTTTTGCAAGAGTTCCAACAAGGTTTAAGAATAAACCAGCAAGCATTGTTACTGCTGGAACTACAACACCAACAATAACTGCAGCAATAGCAGCAAATTTCTTTTGACCATCTGAAAGGCTATTAAATCCTTCAACAATTTTTGTAATAAAATTAACAACTGGGATTGCAAGTTGAACAAATAGTTGACCAATAGGAGCAATTGCTAGTTTAAATCTTTCTACTGCCCCTGTTAATTGCACACCAAAAGATTCTTCAATTGTTTTTAATTCTTTATCTGCAGTTGCACCAAGTTGTTCAGTGCTATACCCCATTGTTGCAATTACTTGTTGAGCTTGAGACCCTTCTCTAGAAATATTTTCAAACAATGCTCCAAGTTTTGCATATTGGAATTTTCCAAATACCTGCTCAAGAGCCTGTTGTCTTGAAAACTGATCAAGGGATGCTAAGGCTTGTGCAAAAGATTGAACAGTACCCATCAAATCTCCACGATTTGCTTGAATAATTGTTTCAAGATTTATACCCATACCATTCAACATTTCAGTTGCCTGTTTTGTTGGGTTAATTAACGAAGCAAGACCAGACTTTAATGCGTTAGCACCTTCTGCTGCATCCACTCCACCTTCTTGCATTGCTGCAAGGAAAACTGTAAGATCTTTCACATCTCCACCAAGACCTTGAATAACTGGTGCAACACGAGGAATTGCAGCAGCAATATCTTGCAAGGAAACAACAGTTTGGTTTTCAACCATATTTAAAAAGTTAATGGTGTCTGCAAGATCTTGTCCAGATAATCTAAATGCAGATTGCAAAGATATAGTTGTTTCAAGTGCTGCATTCTGATCCATTTGACCAAGTGTTGCAAGTCTTGTTGCTTGGGAAACTGCATCAGTAAGGTCTGCATTTTGCCTACCAGCAGCGGCAGCTTGAGCAGCAAGACCAATAGTATCTTTTACTGCAATACCATATTTTGTATATTCAGATGCAAGACCTTTGACAGCTTCTAAATTTTTATTTAGTTCTGCTGGAGTTGTAAAAATATCTCCATATACCTTTTTAAAAGCTACCGCTTGTTTTTCAAGTTCCATAAAAGCTTTTCCAGCAGTTGCTCCAAATATTGTAAGTGGAACTGTAAATCCAACCATAAGCTGACGACCAGCCCACTGAACATTTTTACCAAAGTTAATCAGCTGTGTTGTTCCTTGCTTAAACATGTTAGAAAGAAGTTGAGTTCTTTGTGCAGCTACTGCTGCTTCTGAAGAAAATGCAGCAAGTGGTCTAACTGCTAATGCATTTTGAAATCCGTTTGCAGCACCAGATGTGGCTATGAATTGTGTTTGAAGTCTTTTTGCACGTTCTGCAGCGAGTGCCATAGTTTCTGCTGCCATAGCACTATCTTTATTAAATTTTGCACTAAAAAATTGCCCAAGAGATGTTTTACCCTTGGACAAGTTTTTATCTAAAGTTGCGGCAGCTGTTGAAAGTCTTACTGTTTCTGCTGTAAATAATCCAGTTTTATTAATTGCACCTTGCAATTCTCTAGAATATTCAGTTGCAAAAGTTCCCTGTGCCTTATTACTCTTGTTAAGAGCTAAATTAAAAGCATTAATCTGGGTTTGCAAAGCTTGAAGTTGAGACGCAGCACTACCTGTATTAATCTCAATATCAATAATGCCTTTTGCTACTTCAGCCATTATTTACTTACCACCTCGTAATCCAAGCCATTTCCAATACCAAAGCCAGCACGTTGTGCAGCTTTGCCTTGAAGAGCAAGGATGTCGTTAGGATTAGATGTAGCACCTTTGCTATAAGCTCTAGCCTTTATCTCTTCCCACTTATTTTCGGACGAAGAAGAATCTATATTAACACCTTGTAATGCTGCTAAAAACTTTTTATTTTCATAGTCTTGATCGTTTTTAGCTTCTAGTATTGCTACTAGTTCAGGCATTGATATACTTTCTTCCATTTCAGAATAATTCTTCCAGAACCCCAAAAGAAATACTCTTGATTCTAACTCAGCAAGATCTAGTTCGTCCCAACTAGAGCCGCTGCCAGTGCGTTTGGGTCATTCAACTTAATCCCTGCAGCCACTTCAATCACCTTGTACACAGTTGGGAGATCCATGATTTCCTCTAACTGCTCCTTAGTTGCTAATTCTGAGTTATACTGCTTCATTGCAATAGTTGCACAGCTTAGCAAAAGATCCATTGACTTGATGTTATCATCTGCAATTTTTGGATCAGATATTTTTTGAAACTCTTTCATAAAGTCTCTAAGTAAAGAGATCTTTAGTGGTTTCATAGAAATAGTAGAGCCATCTAATAGCTCTACTTCTACAACTTCATATACACTAGTTGCCATTTATTCCTCCTGTAGAATATATTCAATTATAGCATAAAAGGCTTCTATAAAAGAAATTACCCACCCCCAAATTAATGAGAGTGGGTAGCTTCTATTATTTAATTATATTGGGTTATGCACCCTTTACACGGTCAACAATCTTTCCGTATGATCCGTTAGATGCTGGAAGCAAACGGAATGATACTTCGTACATAGAAGGAGTATCACGCTTTGCTGACACAGTTACACTGTCAATAGACAGAGCACGATGAGCAATATAGACACGCTCTACTGTATCTGCACCAGTTGCATTAGGATCACCAGAACCTGGACCAACAGCGATAAGTGCACGTTCCAAAGGAACCTCACCTAGATCACCTGCTGATAGATTTAGAGTTAACTCATCTGGATCAGAATCATCATAGTTAGAATCTGAAGTTGCAATTGCAACAACAAGGTTCTCCAGAGTAGCCTCAGCAAATGCTGTTACCATGTTTACCTGCATACCTTGCTTGTAAAGTTTAGCAACGTCAAGAAGCTGATCAACCTGTACTTCACCAAAGTCTGGCTGGAATTGTACTTCCAGACCGTTCATAGTGTAGCCAACGTTTCTCCAGTTTGCTGAAGCTGATTCTAGAGTGTCTGCAAATGCAGTTCCAGGAACGAATGCTGGAACACCTGCAGAAGCACCTCCAGTAAACACATAGTCATCAATTCCTGAGTTATATTCTAGTGCGCCAGAGTTCGAAACGAAGAGCTGGGCTGCACCAACGATAATTTGATTAGAATTTCCACGAGTAGCCATATTTTTTTACACCTCACTTTTAGTCTTAAAATTTGTAGGGTATTGGCGTTTCCTAGTTTAAGTATACATCTAGTTTTTATCATTCATTAAATTGCTTAGAATGATAGTCATATTTAATAATAAGATCTCTTGTAGGGTTATATTCCATAAAATCAGAGACATCTTGTTGAGTATCTGTAAATCCAGACTGATATACATTTACACAATGGAAATAGTACTTGTTTAGTTCTGGGTAAGAAGTGTCATTATAATCTGGAAGATTTTTGGTAAATTCATTGATATCCCTTGCTGCATCATCTTCCCTGTCTAAAATGCTTTGAATAAGGCTTGTAAGGTTTATAGTAGTTGCGTATCTATCTTGCTGGTTCCTATTAATGTCGTATAAAGAGCCTCCAACGATAGTGTACCTCATTTGATCAGTTTTTACTGGGTAGAAGTACTTATATCCTCCAGAGCCTCCACGGACTCTACTAAACTTATCAAACATAACATATGGAAGATCATTTTCAATTACTGCAGTTGGAAGATTGTTTGCTGGAGAAGGGAAGAAAGGAACAATGTCTGGACCTCCAGAAGTTGGACCATAAAGATTGTAAAATGCTGGGGCATGAGTTTTAAACTGTTCCCAAACATAAAGATTAATGATATTCTCTGGTCTATAAACCACCATAACTACCTCCTGGAGCATTCATAATCCATGATAGTGCAGCCTTTTTACCTTTTGCTGAAGCTCCACCCTTTGTTGCAGAAGCAAAGTATGTTTCAAACACTCTTGGATTCTGAAAGTACTGATAGAATCTTATCGATCTTAAATGAACTTCTGTAAAGTATGATCCATAAAATTCATTAAATGCTTTTAAGAAAGATCCCCTTGTTGCTTCTCCACCAGGATTTGCAATAACTATTGGACCACTTCTAAAAAATTCTTCTCCATCAGATTCAAAGAATAATGCTTTTGCCTCTACTTGATTAATAGTAACAGTTCTTCCATCTTCCATTATTTCTGCCTTGTCATAAAATGGCTCTGTAGAAGTTGGAGAAGGTATTCTAGACTCTAAAAATTCAGCATCTATAACTGCAGATGTTTTGTTAACAGACATTGTTAAATCAAATAATCTTCCCATAGGATTTCCAACTTCTCCCCATTCATAAACGTGATGAAGCATTCCTGGATGAGATCTTGCAAGACCATCAAGGTAGTCGTAAAAAGCTTCAATGGATTCTTCTCCAAGTTTTTTGTTTAAAATATCTTGATTTTTTTTTAATTCTGCAGCAAAAGCCCCTGAATACTCAACAGAGTTTCTAAGCATTTTTACAACATTGTCGCCTTTAATTCTTGCCCTTATCATTCTGGTATATCCCACTTTTGATTTGCTGAACGATTTAAAAATACTCTATACATTCCAATATTATGAAACATATCAAAGGATGGAATGATGGTCTTTACTTCATACTTTGTTTTAACAGTCTCAGCTTTTGTTTTAAGATTTTCTGTATTAATCCAAACTGGATCTCCATTTGGATCTCTCATATTTGTAACTGCAGTTGCTGTTATTGGATAGTATTTTCCAGAGGTGCTCTTTCTTATGTCTTCATTTGTTCTAAAAAATAGTGAAGATTCATAATCTAAAAATTTATCTTTTACTCTTAGTTCTGCAGTTAAGACTCCAGAGGTGGCGGTGATTGCTGAGCAATTAACAGTTCTATCAAACTGCCAAGTCCTTGTCATATTTCCATATTCAGACTGGGTTTCTACAGCATAGTAAATATCAGCAGTCATTGGATAAAAAATATCATCAAAGGCTGAATTAAAAAGCATTTATAACACCCCAACACGGATGTTATTCTTATACTTTGTTAAAATTCTATCTACCACAAGATTTCCAGTAGAGGCATTGAAGTTCTTTGCAAACTTAATCTTAAAATCATCATTGTCAAAGGACTCAATATACTTATTAAGATACTTCATATTATCGCTTGAGATATCTGCACACAAAAGTTTTGTAGCTTCTTGAATGTCTTGTGGAACTACCTTATATCCAAAGTCTGCATCAATTACATAGTCATATCCGTCAGCAAATGCTCTAGACAGATATCTGTCTCTCCATACCTGTGGATATTCTGTCTTATTATCTTCTTCGTATACTGGAACAATTGAAGTCTTGTCCTTACTTATTGCAAAGGTTGTTTCATTGGTATTTGATGTTGAATCATACAAAAGAATTCCATTTTCATACACCTTGTAAAGTTTATTAATTTTTTCATTAACTACTAAATAGTCAGATCCATTTCCAACAATCTCTTTTTCTTTTCTAACATATGCAAATCCTTGAGAAACTTCTGAATCAATAATGTATCTTGCAATTCTTTCCATTTCTTTTACTTGATTAGTAGTTTTATTTAAATCTGTGGCAAGAGTAGAGATGTTTGTATATGGTCTAATAACATCAATATTTGTAGTAATAACAACTTCATCTAAATAATCATAAACGCTTGCATCTAATACTGCATCATAAGACGCATATTTTTCATCAAGTAAAAAAGAAACCTCTCCAGATCCATTTGCGGTAGCACTTGCTGAAACCACTATATCTGATAAAATGTCTGAATATTCAATGGTATAAACACCACTTGGGACAAGGTCTGAAAACGAAACTGTTGGGACACTCCCATTAATTCTTAAAACTTCCATTATTTAACACCGAAAACTTCGGCTACCTCCTCTGGAGATGTGACTCTAATTTTGGGGAATTTACTAACCCATACATCAGCATCTTTCTTGCTTACAACATTATAACCTTTAGTAAGTTTACCAAGAGTTTTTTCGTAGACACTTGCATTTTCTACAAATAAACAAACAAGATCATCTTTAACTTTTGTCATAATACATCTATATTATTATATCATTTATAAATAGATGAAGGGGAGACAAATTAATGCCTCCCCTCCAACGATAGAGTAAAAATTACTCAGACATGAATGCTACTGCATCGGTTTCTTCGATTGCAACACCAAAGCGTAGGAATACTGTATATTCTACAGTGTCTTTCTTTGGCTTGAATTCACGGTGTACTGTTACGTCTCTCTGGAAGCCCCAAATGCGGTTTTCTGGGAATGTAAGGGATACATAACCAGCTGGCATCAAAGGAACTTCAACTAATGGAAGACCAAGAACACGGTACTGAATTGGTGCACCAAGGGTTGCAGGAGCAACACCATCAATTACACGCTCAACAATACGCTCGGAATTCAAGTTACCCGAAGAACCAAGACCGTTGATAATTGCAGCAACGGTTTCGGTATCTGCGTAGAACTTCATGTTCGAACGAGAGCCACGGTACTTACGAGGCATTGCAAGAACAAGTCCCTGCAAGTCTTCAATATCTGTACCGTATGTTGCTGAATTACCATCAGCTTCGATTGAAACGAAGCCTTCAAGGATGTTAAGGAAGCTGTTTGTACCAGTTCCTGTACCATTGATAGCTAGATCTTCAAGATCGTTTGCAAATGCACGAGTCATTGTACGGACCAAGTGATCCTCAAGACCTGCACCTTCGATATTATCTTCAAGAGCTTCGCTAGATACTTCCCAGTCAAGACGAATCTTCTTGGTGGTTAGTGATACCTTGGTAAACTGAACATCAGCATTTGTGTAGGTTGCATCAGCCTGGGCTGCTGCACGAATTACACGCTCTCCAACATTCATCTTTTCAAGCTCAGTTGTATTAGCTCTCATCGTGACTCTACGTCCGTCTTGTGCTAGTACCTGCTGTTCAAAGATATACTCGATAAACTGACGTGACTGTTCAGGCTGCAAAATACCGCCATCAGACACTAGATCACCAACTGGGTTAGTATTGTCAAGAATTCCAGCTGCTGGAGTGCTT